GCTGAAGTCAGAATTATCAATGACGACGAAGTCATAGCCACAATCCTTAATCCAGATGATATAATGAGTGTGTAACCATGATTGAAAACAACGAAAACCTAGAAAGCCAAGTCGAAGAAGTCGAAGTAGATATCCAAGAGGATGCTGCTGTAGAAGAACAAACTGCCAGCCCGGACGACGAGCTGGATAATTACACCAAGAGTGTAAGCAAGCGAATCAACAAAAAGAATGCGCAAGTAAAAGCCGCTGAAGAGCGAGCTGCGTACTTCGAGCAAATTGCGCGTCAGCAACAAGAACAACTAACCGCTTACCAGCAAAGCTATCAGGCGCAAGAAGACACCGTCTTACAGAAAGAAGAAGAGGCTCTTGAAGCTAAAGAGCGAGAAGCAGCGGATCTTTACAAGCGTGCTGTGGAATCTGGTGATGCTGAATTGATGAGCAAAGCCGATGATCTAAAAGGCGATCTTAGGATCCAGAAAGAAAAGATCAAAGTAGCGAAGCGCAGGAGAGAACAGGCTCCACAAGCGCAGCAAGTCGATCAGTCTTACTATCAACAGCCAGCTGCGCAACAACAAGAAACGGTTCAGCCTACAGAAGAGGCTCTGAGCTGGTATGAGAATAACAAGTGGTACGGTGATCAAGAAGATCCTGCTCATCTAGAAGCAACGCAGTTTGCTTTTTTCCAACACAATATGCTTATCAATGAGGGTTTTGAGCCAGACTCAGAAGACTACTATGGTGAGCTGAACAATCGAATTTATAAAGTTTATCCGCACTTGCAATCAGCAAGTGAGGGTGACGGTCAAAAGGATGGTAGACCCTCCGTGCAAAGAGTCGCATCCGCTTCCGTTGGAAGTCGTCAACAAACACGTAGTAAAAAGAACGGCGTAACTTTCTCGAAGTCAGAAGTCGAGCGCCTTCGAGGGCTAAAACCGCACAACATGTCTGAGCAAGACTGGTTGAAACGAGTAGCTCAAGAGAAGCAAAAAATTGCTCAAAGGGAGGCAATATGACAACTAATGAAAAGAAAGTAGCGAATCGAAACTCGCGTGAATCCGAAGCTCACGATAATAATCTTCGTAGTAAACCATGGAGGCCAGTTAGAAGCTTAGAAGCTCCACCTCCACCACCGGGGATGACCTACAGGTGGATCAGGAGCGCAATGCTTGGTGAAGAAGATCGATCTAACGTATCAAGACGTATCCGTGAAGGATGGGAATTGGTGAAATTAGAAGAACTTCCAGCTGAGTGGCAGCACATGTCAACCGTTGAGGTGGGCAAATCTACTGGCATTATTAATAATGAAGGTTTGATTTTGGGCAAAATGCCTAGCGAGATGGTCGAACAACGTAATGCATACTATCAACAAAAAAACGTGGAGCAAGTGGAAGCCTTAGATAATACGGTTTTCAATGATTCACGCAAAGATGGACGTTACGTCAAATACGATCCTCAAAGGGATACCAAAGTGACCTTCGGTAAACAATGATAGGAGTGTATCATGGCTAATAAAGATGCCGCTTTCGGCATGAAACCAGTCAAAATGATTGGTGGAAGCCCTTACACTGGTGGACAGAGTCGATATCGTATAGCCGCGAACTACGGAACAGCAATATTTCAAGGCGATATGGTAGCTCAAGTCACTGGTGGAACCGTTGAGGTTCACGCTGATGGTGGGACTGTTCCCATCGTAGGCGTATTTAATGGATGCCAATTCACGGACCCTACAACTGGCGAACAAGTGTTTAGCAACCACTATCCCGCATCTACAAATGCATCGGACATAATAGCGTTTATTATCGACGATCCAAATGTAGTATTCGAGATACAGTGCAACGCAGCGTTCCCAATTGCAGACCTGTTTGGTAATTTTGACATTGTGTATACGACATCTGGTAATACCACTACTGGTATTTCAGGTGCTGAACTTAACGTCTCTGACGGTGGAACTGGAACGACGTTGTCTGTTAAGGCAATCGATATTTCAGAAGATCCTGATAATGACGATGTTTCATCGGATGCAACCAACGTATACGTTGTAATCCAAAACCATATATTCGGTGTTAAAGGCGCCGGGTTAGCTTAAGGAGGTTAATTAGATGGCGATTTCAAGAGCGCAATTAGCCAAGGAATTAGAACCCGGACTTAACAGCTTATTTGGTATGTCATACGACAGTTATGGAGGTCAGGAATACGCTGACATCTTTGCGGTTGAAGACAGTCAAAGAGCTTTCGAGGAAGAGGTCTTAATTACAGGCTTCGGTAGCGCACCGACAAAAACAGAGGGAGCAGGGGTTGCTTTCGATAATGCTAATGAAGGTTTCACAGCAAGGTATACGCACGACACTGTCGCGCTTGCTTTTGCTTTGACTGAAGAAGCAATCGAAGACAATCTTTACGATTCTCTTGGTAAAAGGTATGTAAAAGCACTTGCACAATCTATGGCTCACACCAAAGAAGTGAAAGGCGCAGACGTACTCAACAACGCATTCAGCTCATCTTTCACAGGTGGCGATGGCGTTTCTCTAATCAATACAGCTCACCCACTTGCGGGTGGTGGAACTGCTGCGAACAGAGCAACAACCATGGCAGACTTGAACGAGACTAGTCTCGAAGATAATCTGATTGATATTTCCACTTTTACTGATGACAGAGGTCTAACGATCTCAGTACAAGCTACAAAGCTTGTGGTTCCACCACAGCTAGTGTTTGTTGCTGATAGGATCCTCAACTCACCGGGTAGAACTGGAACAGCTGACAATGACCTTAACGCGATCAGAAATACTGGCGTCGTTCCGGGCGGTTACACAGTTAACCACTACCTGAATGACCCTGATGCGTATTTCTTATTGACTACGGTCACTGAGTCAGGTGAAGGCCTTAAGATGTTCCAAAGAACAGCTATGGAAACATCAATGGAACCAGACTTTACGACTGGTAACATCAGATATAAGGCTAGAGAGCGTTACAGCTTTGGTTTCTCTGATTGGAGAGGAATCTTTGGCTCGCAAGGTGCTTAATTGAACCAACAGTAGGGTTTATTACTCAACTACTGAGAAAGAGGGCTTCGGCCCTCTTTTTTTATGCCTAGATACATATGTACAAAAACTTGCACATGGACACGGTAACGTGTATATTAACAATATAGATACGCAAAACCGGAGATAAATATGAACAATCTTGAAACCAAAAAATTTGTTGAGAGATGCATGGCATCTAAAAAAAGCGACCAGTATCCAATCGACTTTACTAAGACGGAAGTTTTGGCTGGTCTTGCTTGGCAGATAAAGAATGGCCGTTGCGAGTTAGAGGGTGATTCTCTTGATCGTTATAGCGTCAGGCTGATGGCTTGGGAGTGCAGGCAAGGGCGTTTAGAAAGTTACAAGAAGGAAGTAGCGTAATGGAACTAAAGCTAGATTGGTCAGCAGAAACGGTCCACACAGATGGTCGTTTTATCAGCACTGCCAAGCCTAACTCAGACTTCTGGCAGGTATGGCGAGAGCGTAAAGCAGCTGTGAAAGCTGCTGGTTATTCTGTGCGCAAAGTCGATGATCAGTGGATGGTTACACGCCTTAGAGACAACGATCAGGCGATTGCTGATTCTCAGGCTGTAGATGCAGACATTGAGATCCCGGTCCCGGCTGGACTGTCTTATCTTCCGTATCAAAAAGCTGGCATCGCTTATGCGACACAGCGTCAATCTACGCTGATCGGTGATGAAATGGGTCTAGGTAAAACCATACAAGCTATCGGCGTGATCAATGCTACAGCTCCTAAAACTGTTTTGGTTGTATGCCCAGCATCTCTCAAGATCAACTGGAAAAACGAAATGACCAAATGGTTGGTTTCTGAGCGTGACATTCAGATCGTTAACGGTGGTGGTGAGCAGATCCCTGAGACGCCTGACGTGGTTATCATCAACTACGACGTGCTAACTAAGCATCAAGATGCAATCAACGCACGTACTTGGGACCTCGTTATCATGGATGAGGCGCACTATATCAAGAACCCAAAAGCAAAGCGCACTGGCGTTGCTGTAGGCATCAAAGCAAACCGTAAGGTTGTATTGACCGGGACCCCAATCACAAACCGTCCTATCGAACTACAGCCCATCGCTGGTTATCTGGATCCTGTTACTTTTGGTAACTTCTTCAAGTTTGGCCGTAAGTATGCAGGCGCTTATCAAGATCGATTTGGCTGGCACTTTGATGGCGCATCTAACCTAGATGA